CCCACACCTAAACTTGCTTCATTTTGTTCTATAAAGCGTGTAACTCTAGCTTGATCTTGTCCTTTCTTGTAATTTTTTTTATCAGAAGGATCTAACATTAGATTAATAGTATCTGTTATATTTCTAGTTCCTCCTAGTCTCTTATCAGCGTCAGTAATATATGTCTTTAAGCTTATAGGAATAGTAAAAACTTTACGATCTAAATCATACTTCGTATCTAAATGTTTTGATAATTTTTTCCCTTTGAGTATAGTTCGTAGATGATCTTCCAATTTTTGTCCACTCAAACTATCTACAGTCTCTTTACCCTTTTTTGTTGTTCTAGCTTCAATCGTAAGAAGATCCCTTAATGTTTTAGTATTTGCTGTTTTTATTCTCTTCCTTTCCTTTTCATCTTTTACCCCTAAGTCTTTTAAAGCTCTTAAATAATCATCTCCATCTAACTTAGTAACATAAGTATCAGCCTTCTCACTAGGACCTGTGTTACCACCTGCTTGGAATACAAAATCTGAATCTACTGTTTCAAAAAACTTTTGTTGGTTGGAAACAATGTTTGCAAATATTTTTTTGACAATTTCTCGTTCTCCTTTACCGAATCGCTGTAAAGCTCCTACAGTTTGAAGAATGCCTTCTGTATATTCGTCAGATATAATGAGTCCTTTCTTATTCCAATCATTAATTTTAAAAGCTTCCTCTAAAACAGCTACGGATTGCTTAAACATCCCTGCCATTTCTGTTGCTATAATATCTTTTTTTCTAGCAATTTCAGCGTTTAGATCCTTCGCTTCCTTAGTTCTCTTATCTAGACCCCCATAATCCTGAATCATTTGAGAAATATCCATGATATGAGGAACGAAACCTAGGACCTTTTCTGCCTGTGTTCCTCTAAAATTACTACACCAATTAGAACCTTTGATCTGTTCGGGAGTAAGTTCTTTATCGGGAACTTTAAATTGTTCAGTACTTATGCCGTCTTTTTTAGGATCATCTACCTTTTTATTCTGTGCATCTACCCAGTCCTGTATTTTTTCATTATAAATACGAGCTAAACCTACACTCATAGTTTCCTGTTGCNTACTTCGTNNTGTAGTNGTATGATCAAAGGATATACCATACCCTGCTATGTCTCCTCGATTATATCTAACTTTATTATTAGTAGAATCTAGAATAACATTAGTATGAACCCATCTAGCATCGTTGTCTGTGAAAGCTCCCTCATCTCCATTGAGAAATTGCTGCAATTTGAGACATTTCTTAGCAAATTCATGCATACTGTCCACGCCTTCGTGCTTATCTTCCCAGTTAGCTCTTTCTCCTTTAAAGGTTCCTCCCTTTTCTTCTATTACTCTTGCAACTTCAGTAACCTTTTCATTTCTTACTTTAGATAACAGACTCTGACCAGAAAAAGAATCTAAATGATTCTTAGGATCTTTTACCCACCCAGGAGCGTCTGAATCTTTTTTAGTTACTCTTCCTGGATCTCCTGCAAACCCTGCTGCAAGGAGAGAGGGNAGAGTGGTCTTCCTCATNGCAGAAATTTCTTTAACGGTAGCATCCATATGAAGCTGCTCTTCTTGGGTCTTAGCAGTATCACTTATGATTGGNTTTTCTCTAGTGTCTGTTGGGCTAANGTCAGGATTACTTTGTAGATCAGGGTTTTGCGCTTCTAATCTTCGTGCAACCTGTCCTTGAAAGTTTTTCCACCCCTGTTTATCAAAACCTCCACGGGCTCCTATAATTGTAATGGGACCATTATCCCCTTCGACAGTCCACCAAGTAGAGGTAGTTCCATCTGCATTAGTTTTAGTTTGTTGTTGTAGTTCTGGTTTCATAACCTCTAATTGAGGTTCTTCATCCTCATAAGCCATGCCTGTCAAATTTTTCATTTCATTTGAAATAGGCTCAACTAAACCAGGATTTTTTTCTACAATTTTTGCATAATTTCTCTGCCCATGCTGAGACTGCTGATAAGTTCGTTCTCCAAGGACAATTTTTAATTGTCTTTTCTTTAAAAGACTATAACTTTCTAATAATTCTTGGTAATAATTCATGTAGTTTATTATAGACAAAAAAGCCCAGCCCAGGGTACATTTCTGGACTGGGCTTAACCAGATTTAAATTTTATTAATAATTGTTACCCAGGAGTAGTTACGCTGCCACCACCTTGTTCCCCACTCATGAAGTCATAACGGAAATCTACAACTAAAGTATGCATATCTCCAACGGTTCCATAGTTATATTCAGCAGTCTTGTAAGCTTTAGGATAAGCACCGTAAAGAGTTACGGAACCTATGGGGTTAAGATCTTCATCTAACTGATGAATTTTCATGTTAGTTTTAACGGATCCAGGTGGATTAATATCCCCAAAATGACCTGTTAAGGGGTCATATGTTCTTTGACACCACTTGTATAATGCAGCTAAAGCCATATCACCACCAGAACCACCCACAGGATCCTGTTTAAGGTTATCAAAAGTAATACTTACTTGTTCGGGAGTAGGCTTTCCTGGGTAGTAGTATCTGTCATTAACTCTGTGAACTTCAATATCCTCAACAGCGTAACCTATTTCACTTACTTGCTTTGCAGCTACGGTAAGAGTTAAAGGATTTCCTACCCCTGTGGGGACCATAAATTCTACTTCAAATTGATAAGGTCTAACCGAATCAAGCATGGTAGAAAGCTTAGGCATGTCCGTAAGACTGCCTTGAGTTATTGTTCTACCGAACTCAGTACTATTATAAAAAGTTGCCATATTTTTCTCCTATTAAGAAAGGGTTGCACCTTGGCTGGTGAGGTTTACCTCGAAAACAAGCATTTCAGCGGTTTTAGTAGGCTTAATTATAACTTTTGTCCATAATTCATTACGATCAATTCTTAATGGAGTATTAGTAGAAGAATCACAAACAACTTTAAATTCTGTAATACCTCTACGGTTTTGGATATCAAGCAACGCTGGATTAAGAACTCCAGTAATTCTATCCCAAGTGAAAGGATCGTTAGGTTCAAAAACAAATTCTCTAGTAGACGCTAAAATTAATTTTCTAACATAGATCATTAAGCGTCTTACATTAATTCTATCTAACGCACTTGGAGTTCTCTTCATAGTTCTTTGTCCCCAAAGCATAATCCCTTGTTGGGGCCATTTTTGAATAGGGTTAACAACATTTCCACCACTATACATAGTGTCTCTATCACCTTGAGTTAAATTAACTTCAAGATCTGTAGGTTTAGTGAGGCGACCTCTAACAAAACCAGCAGGGGCAAACCAGGGGTCTGCAACATTATCAGTAAAGGTCATCTGTCTAATAGCAAAAATAGCAGGATCATACCAAAGATCTTTACTATCAAATTGGGAGAATATTTTCACCCAAGGCCAATAAGTGGCTGCATAAGAACTATTAACGGCTGCTGTTCTATAAGAGCTTTGACCATTAGACCATGCAATTGCATCTTGAACTGTACCCACCCCATAAGGAGGGGAAACTAAAGCTAAGAAATTTTGATTAGCTTCAGCTAAAGTAACCAAAGCATTCTGTACTGATTGGGTCGTAACTCCAGGGACACAGGCAATAGAAATATTAAGAACATCATCATCAAGTACTTGCATACCTGTTTTAGGTTCAACTGTAGCATCTCCAATGAGAGCAGTAGAATTTTGATCGGCAGTACCGACACCATTATCACCTCCTGCTAAACCATTAGTTCCTTGCACCATTTTAGCAAATCTACCATTCGCCCCATCTGCAACATTAGCAGCAAGAGAACTGGTATCCCCAAAGGCTTCCCCAACTCTAAGAGTCGCTCCACCCCACACACCTGTTACTTCAAGGAAGCCAACTCCACGAAATTTATCTGGGAAATAAGAAAGTTTTGTACCACTAATCTTATTATCGGTAGTTCCTGAAACAAAGCTTCCAATAACAATATTTGATTTATTATTACTTTCCAGGTCTGTTGTATTCAATATATCCGTAACAAAAGAACCAGAATTTGTAAGAGCCATTTTAAAAGCTTCTGCTTGTGAACCATCTTCATTAATGGAAAGAGAGAAGTTTTGGTTCCCATATTTACCAATTTCGACAGAGTTACCACTAGTAGTTCCATCTGCTTTAGTTCCTAAATTATATCCCCCACCAGGATATAGAGATTGTACCATATATCCAGCAAGGTCCTCAGTCGCCACAGTCGCATCACCTATAGGTTTATAAGTAACTCCATACACTTTACAAGAAGAAACCCAAGGATTGTCCTGAATAGCAGTCGGCCCCCCTGCAAGACCAGAAACAGCCCTTAAAGCACTTACAGGAGTAGCATAACTAGAATCTCCGTAAGCAGTTACATCTAAATAAGAAGCGGAGCCAGCGAAAGGGTTAACAATAAAAGGACTTCTTTTATAATCATTTTCAACCCAAGAACCTATTTTCCCTGAATCTAATTCTCCACCAAATACTTTTCTAAAAGCAAGAAACTCTCCTTCTGATTCTTTCGTAGTCGTACCAACTCCATCTGAAAGAGAACTTGTAATAGCAAAAGATTTATCAGAAGTGTACAGCGCATTTCCAGCGTTGTCATAACCATTTAATTTAATCCAAAGGTTAGCACTAACACCATAACCAGAGTGACCACCTTCCTCACCGAAATGAGTGTTGCTTCCTGAAACAGCAATAGCAGGACAAGTACCAAATTGCATTACTGCTGAAGCAGATTTTGATACAGCAGCTACCGCAGCCCTAACAAAATAGAGTGCATTAGTGGTTTCTAATATTTCAACTGCACCTTCTAAAGCCTGTCCTGTAATAGCTTCGGCAGGTTTGCCAAAAGTATCAACAAGTTGTTGGGGGGAAGTTATTAAAGTAGCTTTATTAGTAGGACCTTTAGAGGCAAAACCCACTAAACCAACTACTGATGAATTAATAGAGGGTGCAAACTGAGAAAGATCTTTTTCTAAAGTATAAACACCTGGGCTTACATATGACGGCATAATTTATTTCCTATTACTGTGCATTTTGAACGCGAAGAATTCTGCGTCTCATTAGTATATTTACTTGTTCTGTAATATAACTGGTAGGAACCACGATGGTCTCCTGGGGCTGTAACCAATAAGTCTCTGGCCCTTTATCAGTCGTAAAGTATATCTCAAAACTCTGGATTGAAGTATTCGTTATAGATTTCATGATAATCCTCACATATATCTAGAGAAGCACTACTATAAAAAAGATAGAATTTTTCTTAAATTAAACCTCTGTAATCAATTTTGTTAATTCTGCTTCAGTATTAAATGACTCTAATTTTCCTGTAGATGTTACTAGAAATTGAGGGGTAGGAATATAGGATAAAAGCTTAAAAGAATAAGATCTTCTTAAAATTCTATCTTCCTTGTCTCCAACATCTACACTAGATTGGTCTGTCTCTTGAGCTAAAAACCCCTGTGTCTCTTTATTGAAAGAAGTTACTACTCTTATAGAGGGGTGAAATTTAAGATGAATTTGCTCACTAATTTGATCAAGATCAGACTTATATTTAGTCCAAACATTAACATCATATAACAGAGTTACTGCCTTAGGAGCAAGCCCTACTATTCTAAAAGCTCGTTGCCTAGATTCACTCCAAACTTTTTTTCTCAATACCATCTGCCTGGGTCTTCTCCTCTTGTCATCTTCCTCAGACCCAGTTTGCACTACAGAAATAATGGGTAATATAATATTATTATCCTGCTTAAGTTTAGCAATAGTGCGTTCTGGGTTTCCATGAATACATTGAATAGTAATTAAACTACTATCTTCTTGAAAGTATTGTAAATTAGAAAAAATCTCTTTAACTGCTCGTAAACTTTCTTTATAAACAAAAGAAATATTATCGTTTTGTTTCTCTAGAGATAAGAACAGTTGTTTATTAAAATCTTGAATAGTAAGACCCTGAGACCAAGTAGACCCGCTGGTATCAGATTCAGTAAGAGATGTTTTTATATCATCAGTACGATAAACCATAATTATTCCTCATATACGGGGCCACCGCGCTCAGTAGACCTTTTAAGAAGGGGTCGGTCCTGTATCTCTTCGGTATCCCGAAGGAGTCTAGCACTACAGGATAAATGGAACACTCCATATACTTCAAAACTATCTTCCTGCACCTCAAAAATTTCATATTTCTGATTTTGAAACTTAGGCATAATTACATCCCCAGGATGAGGTCTACGAGTAAGTCTTCTTTCTATATAATCCTTATTAAATACAAAAATTTGATCATTCTGAAGCTCAATACCAAACTGAGTAAGGTTTTCCTCTAATGCTCTTGGTTCATAATGACCATATACAATCACAGGTTCACTAGCAATAGGCTTACTGCGTTGCTCCATATAAACTTCATCAAAATCATCATCTACCTGATGGTATTTATAGTATAGAAGTTTAGATCCTCCTAACCTAATAATCTCATCATCAACTAAATTAAATAAGTTTATATCTGGGTTATTTGGATCAAATAAACTAAGTTCACTCTCCAGATCTTCATCTACATCTAGAAAGGAGTGATCATTAGCTCTAAAGTTATCTTTAGTCACTTGAGATCCGTCTCACTTTTAGGAGCAGTAATCTTTTTAATTCGTTTAGTACCAAATTTTGGAGTAACAGGAATATTTCTAACTACTTGCCGTGTACCCCCTCCTGATCGCGTCCACATAGCCAAAAGTCCTTTAAGTTTTTCTTTCATCCTCCAAGGTTGGTTCTTAACTAAAGTGGCATGACTAGCAGTAGGTCTGTAACTATCCGATCCAGTTAGTCCTTTTTTTCTTTTTACAGTTCTTACTACTTGCCTTGTTCTGTGACCAAATCTAGGTTGTTTAATAAGAGATGGACTATCCTCATTCATTTCTGCATCCATTGGATCAGGAAATATAGGAGGAGCATCCCCGTGAGTAGCCCTTTGAAGTCTTTCTTTTCTTTTCTTTCTTAAAGCTTGAATTACAGGATCCAAGGGGGTCCTGGGGGTCAGAGGAGTTTCATTATCATCTTCTTTTAACAGAGGATTATACGAGTCATGCACCTGTAAAACATCCTCCCCTGGTGGAAGATACATCCCAGACCTATTTTTGCCTACTCTTGCCCTAAGCAGCTTCTCTGCCCTTTCCCGTTTTGTTTTGCCACCTTTTGGCCTACTAAGAGCCCTATGAAGGGCTCTTAGTTCCCTTGCTGCTTTAGGATTTCCACCATGTTTATGTTGGTCATACACTCTAGGATTAATAGATGTTTTTAAGACCACATTCTCATCTTCATCACTTACAATAGGTCTTTCNTTTAAATATTCCATACTAGTATGTACTAAAGCGCGGGGGTTCTTCGAACTCTGAAATAAGGGAATCTTCTAATTTCTTTTTTTCCGCTTCGGAAGCCTGAATTAGATCTTTACCATTCAGAACTGCGCCACCACCTGGAGAAGGTAAGGATGCGTACTTACCTCTAATTTCTCCTAAGACTCCTTTAGCACAAGCTAAAGCATACTTCTGAATAAAGTTCTTGTACGCTGGGTGCATAGTACCTGAGTCCAAGGCTCTATATTCTAGGATAATAGTCTGATCTCCAACTACAGGAACAGGATATACTTGGAGAAATTGGTTATTTACTACATCAAAGGAACCTTCCTGCCCTAAAACTTTTCTAATCATTTCTAAATGAGATTGTANAATATAAAAATCACTCACTTGAAAGTCTGAGAATAGAAAGTTATCTTGAAAGTACTTAATAAAAAAGTCAAATTCTAGGGTTCCTGCTTGGCCTTGAATACTTAAAAGAGTTTTCTTATATACCACATAGGTTAAGTTATCCATTATGTATGTGGGTAATTGATACAGATTCTTGTTAGCAGTTGTGTNAAAAGAGCAAAACTGAGTAGTCCACATAGGGGCATGATANTAAAGTTGAGTTATGGCCTCATCAATACAAGACTTTATTTGGAAAGGAGTTAGCTCTACTCTTACAACGGGGTGCCCCAGCCTCGCTAAAATAAAGTCCCTAACGGTCTCCTCAAACGAGGAGAACTCTTGTAAGGTCCCCATAGTTGTATTATTTAAACTAGAGGTTATAATCTCTCCTCTAGTTGAAGTTTCATCTACTCCTTGTCCGAAGTAGTTATCAGCAAAAGAGTTTCCGTAATGATTAAGTACTGGAATTATCGCTGCCATCTAAATTCTCCTTAGGAGTGGTTTGTTTTTTACTTTTAGATTTTGTAGTCACCTTAGGTTTAGGTTTAGACTTAGTTTTTGGCTTTATTTCTTCTAAAAAAGAGTAAACTAGAATCTCTGGAGAATCAAATTCTTCATTAGGATAAACCTCTTTTACTCCCTCTTGTAGCTGGAGTAACATTTTATGTCTAGATTTGTTTTTATATCTCATAATAATACCTCATTTATATATAGCTAAAAAGAAAAGGGTTAGGAGTAGAAAATACTCCTAACCCTTTGTTAGTTTATCTCAGCCTACCCTAGATTACTCTGGGCCTGACCACGCTGTGTTATCACCAGTACC